TATTTGTGCTTGCGCCTGTTTCATTTGTTGTTGCATCTGTGGATTTTGTGCGGCTCTAGGATCTTGTTGCATCTGCATCTGCATCTGCTGCAGCTGTGGTCCTGCCTGCTCCATGACTTGTTGACGTGCCATCAATGCAACATGTTCTGAAATATGACCTTGCAATAAAGCTAAGACTTGTAAGTTAGCTTTGACTAATGAGCTCGACATAAAAGCACGGTGTGCCTCGATATGCGCTTGATGATTTTGTCCTTCAAAAGCACGAAGAGGTTTTAAGCCTAATGCCATAGCATCCTCGATTCCCGGATCAATAGGTTGGGGTTGAGGAGGAGGAGGTAAAAGTGCCTCAATGTTTTGAACATTTAAAGCTTGATACATCCGGCGATATGCCTCGTATAAATTATGTTGTTGTGGTGCAGCTTGTGCTAATTGTAATTGCATTTGTGCCAATGACACACGTTGTGACATTGAAAACATATTAGGATCCGAAACAGGTATAATATCAACTCTGTCATCAAAATCTGTTTGCTTGATCATTTGATTTCCACCCACAACCATATAAGGATATTCCGGAGGAAGGAATGTACCAAAAACACTTGCCAGTAATTTAAATTCATGTTTTTGTGAATAGTGCAAACGTTTATGGATGGCGCTCATTACCTTAGCGCCTTGTTCCATCATAGCGAGGGTGGTTCCGACAGGTGCATTTGTGTTTGTTTCTGATATTTTCATATCAGCAATCGCTGCAAATTTTTGTCCAGCGTCTACACAAAAACCTAATAACTGAAAGAGAACTTGATCAGGGCCTTTATATGGAAGTGGCATTAAGCCAGCTCGTAAGTCCCCGCTTGGTGCGTCTATGTCTCTGAATTCTCCTGGTTGTAATGGTGAATCATCATCGGCGATTCTAATTCCTCTTGCTTTAAATCCTGCTGGTAAGTTTGATAACGTTCCAGCATCAATAAGTTGGCGAAGCGTGGAAGTAGCCGTTCTTGATAAACCCCCGAGCATATGGATAAGACCAAACCCATAAAAACCCAAACCTGGAAGAAACTTATAATGAACAAAATATTCAATTTTTTTTCTAAGTGGATCGTCTTCTTTATAATTTCGGTAGATGGATAAAACTTTGTTGGATCCTTTGTCAACAGTAACAACATAAGGTATTTTAATACCGGTTGGCTCCCCGGTTTC